CAGGTGCTTAGCTCAGAAATCAATAGTATTTCGGGATCTGAACTTCATATGCTACGTCAGCAAGAGCGCCACTTTCGCTGAGATGCAAACAGAGAACATAAAGAGGGAACTTCTTTCCAACAATGAGGTCAAGGGCCTCTTCGGCAGCGTCAAGGTCAATGATGCTTCTGATATCGATGAGAGCTTCTCCAAGTCCTCCTGGACGGCTTATGGAAAAACCTTAATCCTCCCACGAGGTGCCGGGCAGCAGATAAGGGGCTTGAACTGGTCTGGCAACCGTCCTCAGCTTATCATCATCGATGATCTTGAGGACAAGAAGGAAGTCAAGAACCCAGACAACAGGAGCTTTTTGAAGAGTTGGTTTTATTCAGATCTTATGAAGAGCGTAAACAGGTATCTTAATGACTGGCGAGTGGTCTACATTGACACAATCAAGCACGAGGATTCTCTTCTTCAAAACCTTATAGACGCAGATGACTGGGCGTCTCTTAACTTATCCTTGGTTGATGAGAATTTTGAAAGCTTAGTCCCAGATTATATGACCACGGAGGAAATCCTAGCTGATAAAGACGCTCATGAAAAGGCCGGGATGCTGGATACATTCTATATGGAGTACTGCAATATGCCTATCTCTACGGAAGATGCAGTATTCAAGCCTGAGTATATCAACCATTATTCCGAGACAGACGCTAAGTTCCAGTCCCGGCTAAATCTCGGCAAGATTGAAACCGTCCTCCTAGCTGATCCTGCCAAGACCGTCAAGATGCACTCAGCAGAAAGTGCAGTAGTTGGGGTCGGGATTGATGCGGAAGCTGGGAGATACTATGTCCGGGATGTCTCAGCTGGGAAGTTTTATCCTGATGAATTCTACGACAACATCTTCAACATGGCGGCTAGATTAGATGCTAAGACCCTGGGGGTGGAAGTCACTTCCCTTAATGAGTTCATCGTTCAGCCTCTTAAGAATGAGATGCATAAGAGAGGAGAATTTCTAACTCTCCTTGAGCTTAATGCGGTTAGGAAGAAGGAAGAGAGGATTGCAGCATTAGCCCCTCTTTACCGCCAGGGATACATCTTCCACAATCGTAATTGTTGTGCTCCGTTAGAAGCCCAGCTCTTTGCATTTCCCCGCCCGGCTAGATTCGACATCATGGATGCTTTAGCTTATCTCATCAAGATGCTGGAGATGGGGTCTAGATACTTCGAGGTCCCGGAGCATCTGGATAATCCTCTTTTAGAATTTACTAGCATTGGGATCTCGGAAAAATCCCTTAATGCTAATTGGAGGGTCTTGTAATGTCTACAGAATACTCAAACAAACACGGGACTCATGAGAAGCGTATGGAACTAAGAAGAGAAGACGACAGAGACATATACGGATTTTGTAAAGCTCATAGTGGGGTGATTGTGAGAATTCGACATATTGAGGATAAGCAAGAGGGGATAGAAGGGAAGTTAGACAAGATTCATAGCAAGGTGACAGGGTTCTTGGTGTCGGCACTTCTTATTTTCGTAACCCAAGTGCTCCTCATTATTTACAAGGAGACTTCCTGGTGGCACTAAAGAAGATCTATTTTGGCTCTCTTGGGCCTTATCTTTACGATGATGCTGATGATATAGATGATCCTGATGGAGATTTTGCTGGGGAGTCTTACAAAAGTGTCATGACAGACGGGCAGCTTAAGGTGTCAGAATCTCCTACTGAAGGTACTCATGTACTCAGGAAAGATGACTTGGGTGATATAGAAGGTCTTGTTCCACCAGGAGCTATAATACTCTGGTCCGGGGCAGTAGTAGACATCCCAGACGGGTGGGCTCTTTGTGATGGGTCAGGAGACACTCCCGACCTTAGAGGTAGTTTCGTGCTGGGAGCAGGAGGGTCTTATGATCCTGATGATGATGGAGGTAATTCTATAGGGGATTTGGAGTCTTACTCTTTGTCTTCTACTAACATGCCTGCTCATAGTCATAGTATTAGTTCAGACGGCAGCCACTCAGGCCATTCATATTCTGACCAAGCTATTGGAGCGGAGGCTTCTACTGCTTCTATGGGGAATGCTACTGCTGGAGCTCATGATCATGGTGGATCTACAGGCACAGAGGGGAGCGGAAATTCTTTTGATGTTGCTCCTCCGTACTATGCATTGGCTTATATAATGAAGACGGCTTACTAGGAGGCGCCATGAGTGGATTAGAGATAGGATCTAGAAATACTATACTGAGTTTGGACCTATTAGACTATTTAAGAACTCGAGGGAAAGGAGTTACCTGCATTCATAATGCAGAGCTTGATGATGCTGAGATCTCTTGGATAGCCCTCAAGGTGTCTGCCAGAGACATTATATGGACTTACCATATGATTATACCTTACCCAACGACAGTGCAGTTTTCTTGTGGCGGGAGTTATACAGGCGGAAGTGCCCTGTCTTTTAATAACAAGGTACTATGCAATCCCTCCACTTTAGGTCTTACTGGAGTGTTTGATCCTACGGTCACTGATGAGGGGAGTGTTTATGACAGTACTAAGTACGGGGCCGCTATTAATAGGTTGAATCTAGCCGGGGCTAGTTTCGGGGCGGGGTGGTTTCAACTAGAGCCTAACTCCACTTTCATGCAGAAGGTAACTTCTCACGCGGACAGCAACAATGTGGTGACTAGGTTCACCTTTATCGAAGTTTGAACAAAATTTAATCAAAGAGGTGATTTATGTCAGTTGTGATTTCTAACACCCGGCCTATGGATAACACTCAAGTATCCCGGTGGCCTGAATATATAAGACAGATTGCGCAGGAGATTGAGACCCTCCGCACTACCATATCTGGACTCTCCATTACGGACTTGCTGGTTTCTGATACTCAAACCCTTCTTGAGGTCGGCAATCATCTAGCCGATGCTGCGTTTGAGATGGTGTTTGTTAGCTGTGAGGAAGGGGCCGCAGAGATAATTAACATCACTAAAGGCCGGCATGGGCAAGTGAAGTTCTTAGTTGCTGAGCCTCTTGATCACTTAGTCCCTACAGGGGACGTGAGCTTTGCTTCTGGAGGGAATATAGAACTGGATACTTCTCCTATAAACGCCGCAGATAACAGGATCATCACACTAATCAACAACGGAGGAGACCCAGATATAGGAGCTAACGGGACTTGGAGCTTGTTTGATCTTAGTGCGTTCTCTTCTTCTGGCCCTTCTATGTACACTCCAGACTGGACTATTGAGGATCAGGGAGATACAGATCGTGGGTCTGCAGCATATTGGATAGATGAGATTGGGGATACTGAGAGAGCCACCATACTATTTAGGCACAGTTCTGGAGCCGCTACTACTACTTATACTTTCGATACTGACGTAACTTTTCCTTCTAACGTTACAGTCAAGTTCGCCCGTGGTGCTATTATCAGTCCTGATTCTGGTGTGACTGTTACGTTTGAAGGTGATATTGATGCTGGGTTGTATCAGATATTTAGTGGAGCTGGGGATGTTTCACACTCTAAAATTTCTGTCGAGTGGTTTGGGCCAGACTCAAGTGCTATGACCAGCCAGCTAAGTCTTTTGCAAAAGGCTTTTGATGCTGCTGGAGAAAATTCTTATATAACTATAAACGAATCTTATTGGATAGATGGTACAGAAAACGCTATTTTTCAAAGTTATGGTGGTATTATACTCTATAGTGGGCAACGAATTGAGTTTAAAAACCAAGGGGAGCTCAAAGTTATCGCTACTTCTGCTCATGCCTATTCTTGTTTCCAGGGATATAATTTAGACAATGTGACACTTATCAATCCTGTACTCACTGGTGATAGAGATTCTCATACAGGCGCTACTGGCGAGTATGGACATGGCATATTTTTTATCACATCCTATAATATAGCTGTACAGGGTGGTAATATAAAAGATATGTGGGGAGATGGGATAACTATTCAAGCGTTTGCCGCGGGTACTGACAATGCAGATGCAATGCCTGCTGATTTTGTTCCTGGGCGATCTGAAGATTGGATTATTTCAGGTGTACTAATAGAAAACTGTCGTAGACAGGGGATTTCTGTAATCGGGTGTGAGAACTTTACCATAAGTGACAACATAATTAAAGATATAGCAGGAACAGCACCAGAGTCAGGTATAGATTGTGAACCAAATAATGTAGACACAACTAATTTAAACGGTAACATTACAGGGAACGTTATTGAATCTTGTATTATTGGTGTAATGACAACTAGTCACAATAATACAATAAACATATCTGGAAATACTGTTAACGGTTCCAGACGTTCCTTTCAGATACAAGGAGAGAACATAGCTGTAATAGGGAATACTGTATATGCTGGTACAGATGGTAGTGCCTCTAGTGCCAATGGTGTATATAGTATTGGTTCTGGCAACCATTCTTTCATGAATAATTATGTTTATTTAAACAGTCCTGCTACAGATGACTATAATAAACTTTTTGGGGATCACGGTTCTACTCCTACAAATGTCATAATTAAAGGCAACATCTTTATTGTGGGTGGTTATATGTTTTCTAATGTAGTCCCAACTGTCATAGCAGGTATTATGGCAAACAATACCTTTATAGTAGAAGAGGGTTCAGACATTTCCGAAACAACTTCTAATATAAGCATCTTATTTAACTCTAATTGGTTTGTAGACAACAACACGGTAATAGATCAGAGAATAGCAGGCAGCGGTTTGAGGTTCTTCGATTGTCTTGGAGGTGGAACCTTCTTAGGTAAAGGGTTTAACAACTATATTGGATATAGTTTTAATCTAACGGCTGCAAACAACGATGACATCTTAAACATAAAAACTAAGACTTATAAATCCACCTCACAGGGTGTTAAATCTGAAGAACCTCATGACGTAACATTTGACATCTCTGCTGATTTTGAGGATCTTCAAGACATCCGTGTGCAGGTAGCTGGGATCGGTAATGAACAATCTGAACAAAACGCTGAAGATGCGAGTGTTCACCTTAAATCTGTAAGTGATACATCTGTAACTGTAGAATGTAGAAATTCTGGAGCAAGTTATCAAACAGTTACAGTTTATTTAACAGTTTCTGGAGAAGGCCGATCTTCATAAAGATACAGTCCTCGGCGCAGCATGCCTGAAATAGGCACAAAAGATATTGAGCTTAGTGAACCAAACAAAGCTATAACCAAGCGATTGAGGCTTTGTGTCAATGATGTAGAGAGTGGTATAAAAGGCAGATAGCAACACTTAATCAAGTATTAATATAAAGAGCAATATGAGTCAGAACGCAGCTACAGAAGAAGCACTTGGAACTCTTCACACCAAGATAGCTGAACGGCTCACTGAAGAGGTACAGAAAGAGGATCTTAGTCTTTGCATCTGGTGTAATGAGCATAATGTCTACAACAGAACACAGAAATATTTATAAGGAATCTTATTCATGACTATAGACTATCACTCATATTCTTATCCCGACGAGCTGGATCTTAGGCCTGGGTCTGATCTGCATGACAGTATCACTACTGCTGTTATGAGTAGAGCTACCGCAGCTAGATCTGCCATCAGCGCTAGATTCGACTCCTGGAATAAAGTAGATGAGACGCTCACTGCGTACAAGTGGACTGATGAAGAAGAAGTGGAGGTTAAAGATGCGGATTCTAGAAAACCCACGTCCATAGTAATTCCTTTCAGCTATGCTACTTTAGAGACTCTAGTCACTTATTGTTATAAGTCTTTAGCCCAAGCTCCTATATTCAAGTACGAGGGAGTATCTCCTGAGGACTCTATGGGCGCTCTTCTTATGGAGATGCTAGTTGACTTGCACTGTAAGAAAGCCAAGGTTGCTCTAAGCTTACACACTATGTTTAGGGATAGTCTTAGTTATGGTATTGGGGCAGTAGTTCCTGGATGGGAAGTGCGTACAGGACGGAAGAGAGTGAAGAACATTGGGGCTGTTTATGATCTCCAGGGGAATGAGACTTACAGCACCTCCAATGTTAGTGTGGTGGAAGGAGCTACGTTGTATGAGGGGAATTACCTCTACAACATTGACCCTTACAGGTTGTTACTAGACACTTCCATGCCTTCCCATGAGGTGCAGAAAATGGAGTATGTAGGGTGGAGTGAGTCTAACAATCTTATGGGGCTGCTTCAGGATGAGGCTTATGGAGATGAGCTTTTCAATGTTAAGTATCTTAAGGATTGCAAGCTTGTCAAGGACATCTTCTTGGATAATTCCTCTAGGGGTCTTAAGACTGGAATGAGTTCTCACACTACAGTTCGAGATGATCATTCTCAGACTGTTGAGCTAGTCACTATGTACATAACTCTGATTCCTAAAGATTGGGAGCTTGGGGATGGAGAGGTTCCTGAGAAGTGGGTGTTTACTGTAGCTAATGGGGATATTCTTATACGGGCTCAGCCTTTGGACTTTGATCATGGGCTGTATCCTATTGCTGTGGCTAGCCCAGACTTTGATGGATATGGAACTCTTCCAATGTCCAGGTTAGAGATTCTTGGGGGGATGCAGGAAGTTCTAGACTGGCTCTTTAATTCTCGGATCACTAATGTGCGCAAGAGCATCAATGACATGATAGTGGTAGATCCATGGCTAGTCAATTATGACGACGTAGCCAATCCTGCTCCTGGCAAACTCATCAAACTTCGTCGTCCTGCTTGGGGCAAGGGGGTGGATGGAGCAATCAACCAGCTTAGAGTTGATGACGTGACCAAAGGCCATATCGGAGATATGAATGTGATCACAAGTTTCATGCGTCAAATCTCGGCAGTGGATGAGTCTATGCAAGGGATGTTAAGACAAGGAGGGCCAGAACGCCTAACTAAGGCTGAATACACCGGCACTACTCAATCTGCTGTATCTAGATTAGAGCGAGTCGCTAGCATCATTGGAATGCAAGCTATGCAAGATATCGGAGCCTTCTTTGCTACTCATGCACAACAACTTATGAGCCAGAGTGTTCAGATGCGAGTGCTTGGGGAGTGGCAAGAGAGGCTAGAAGACATCCTGAAGCAAGGATCTAAAGGGCCCGTTAAAGGCAGTATCGGGATTAGTCCAGAAGATCTCTTGATTGATTATGATCTTATCGTCAAGGACGGGACAGTGCCAGGAGGTAGTTTTCATGAGGGCTGGCTTTCTATATACAAGATGATCTTGGAGAATCCTCAAGCTGTGCAGAAGTACGATCCCAACAAGATCTTTGAGTTCATAGCTATGAACATGGGGGTTAAGAACATCTCAGATTTTAGAAGGATGGGAGGGGGCATGCAGATGATGCCGGATGAGAAAGTGCAAGAGCAAGTGAAAGCTGGAAACTTAAAGGGAGTTTAGTATGAGTGATTCTCAACCAGAAGAACCTGTAGTTCTTAGTACCGAAAGTCAACTCAGAACATTCAAGGAGAGCTCAATCTGGGAAGATATGCAAAAGGAGTTGCACTTGTGGATGCTGATGCTACAGACGAGTTATGACAATTGTGATAGTCTATCCGAGGTGAAGCTGATTCAAGGAAGAAGAGAGGCCGTGCGGCACTTATTGGCACTACCTGATAATTTATTGGAAGGAGCTAAAGCTCAAAGAGAGAAGGAGAAGGAGGAGAGAGATGGAAAGAGGATGTAAGATATACACTAAGGTTACTTTTGATATGAGTACTGGGGAGACTTTGGAGGAAGAGTTTTTTAAGTATGCTGGGGCATTAGAGCTTTGTGCTCCAGAAGGGTTTGAGGGAGGAGAAGGGGCTGAAGGAGCAGAAGGAGATTCTGCTGAAGGCTTTGAAGAAGTAGGGCTAGAAGGAGAAGAAGGTATTGAAGAAGGTGATTATGAAGAGGAAGATTCCGAGGAGTTTACTCCAGCGGAACTAAAGGCTCAGCTTCGGGATTTGCAGGCTAAGCTAGTGGAACTTGAGTCCTTACAAAGTTCTGCGGCTTCCAAGAGTCCGGACTCTCAGCCAATCTTTCAGGATATGCCTATTGTGCAAGATTCAGACGCATTAGATGACATACTCTCCAGTCCTGATAACTTCAATTCCGTGATGAATACTACCCTTCAAGGCTTCGGAGAGCAACTCATGAAGGCTATTCCCGGGATTGTGCAAAACGCGGTAGTGCAACAAAATTCCATGCAAGAGATGGCGAAACAGTTCTATACAGAGAATTCAGATCTTGGGGGATATAAGAAGTTCGTTAGCCAAGTATCTGAGAAACTTTCCAGTGAGCATCCAGATTGGGGAGTTGAGAAGCTCATGGATGAGACGGCTAAAGAAGCCAGGATGAGGTTGAACTTGAGAAAGAAAACGCAGAAGAAGAATACTTCCAAGAATCCCGGGCTGCCTAAGCGTCAATCTGGCGGCACTCGGGGCAGGCGTAATACCCCTAATCCTAAACAATCTCAGATAGATGAGATGAACAAGGCATTAGGTGGAATATAAATACTTAAACTTCAGGAGATTATGATATGAGTTTAGAGAAAAGATACATCGAGCAAGATACTGTAATTGATAAGTTTGTGGCTCCTATTGCAGACTATTCCATGACAGTGCGGGACTACGTCCTTCGGCCAGAAGCGGATGAAGACAGTGGAGCCATAACCATATCCCTTCCCCCAGTGAACGCAGCTGCTGGGAGATTTTATAGTATCCTGGCTAGAGATGCCGATACTACCAACACCATCACTATTCAGGATCTTGATGATAGTGAGTGCTGGGGCGGAGACATCACTCTGGATGGGCCTTGCGATAAAGTCCTTCTATACAGTGACGGCTTTCACTGGCACACAGTAGCTTCCGTGCTGACTTATTCAGAAACTACCCCTGCCGAGACAACTGAGCAGACATAGTATTAGTAGTTTCTGAGAACTTTACAATAACTATTTTTTTACAGGAGATATACATATGAGTTTCTTTTTAGGAATGCGAGGTACTAATGACTGGACGGCTGACCAGCGTCCGAATAGTTGGAGAGATCAGATTCTTTATCTTTATCCTGATGGAGATGCTCCTCTGACGGCTATGTTATCCAAGCTGAAGAGTGAGAAGACTGACAGTCCAGAGTTCTACTGGTGGACTAAGACCCTTTCCAGTGTTGGCGTAGATGTTTTAGGAATCTATACTGATGCTGTGATGACCGTGGCTTATGCTGGTGGAGGTGCGACTGGGAATACAGTCTATGTCAATCTTTCTGCCGCAGATGTAGTCAGGTTCCGCCCTGGTCATCAGGTGCTGTTTAGATACTCCAGTGACTCTACTTTGGACTTGGTCGGGAAGGTGACCAGTCGGAATGAGAATGGGGCAAATAGCTCTATTGGAGTGCTGCTGCTGGAAGATGATGATAACTCTACCCAAGGCAAAGACCTTTCTGATGTTGATAGATTGCTAGTGATAGGCAATATCAACTCTGAGGGTGCAGAGATGCCCCAGTCAGTTGCCCAAGATCCCATCAAGATGTACAACTTTACCCAGATCTGGAGAACCCCTCTGGAGCTTACCCGAACTGCCCTGAGAACCCGGCTTCGTACTGGAGAGCAGTATCAGCAGGCTAAGGCAGAGGCCTTGGAGCAGCACTCTATTGAGATGGAGATGTCCATGCTCTTTGGAATACGAACGGAGAGAACTGGAGATAACGGGAAGCCGGAGAGGACTACGATGGGGCTTATTCCTGGAGTGCGGTCTGGAGCTCCTGGAAACATTCTGGATTACCGTCTGGATTCAGATTACTCCGCAGATACCTGGATAACTAGCGGGGAGGTCTGGCTAGATGATGCGTTCAGAAGACTCTCCCTTTATGGTAGTATGGACCGTAAGGTTTGTTTCTGCGGGGCTGGAGCACTTCACGGGATCATGAGACTGGCCAAGAATGGGGGCCAGATCAACTTGCAGCCTGGAGATATGGGATATGGGATCAAGACTATGGAGTGGATTACTCCCTTTGGCAGCCTCCAGCTCAAGACTCATCCCCTCTTCAACCATGAGGAAACCCTGCAGAATGCTATGTTGTTCTTTGAGCCCAAGAACCTAAACCAGCAAGTCATTGATGACACTGACTTCTATGGGGACGGAGAGAAACAGAACACTGGGCATAACAGGATTGATGGTATCAAAGAGGAGTATCTTACTGAGCTGGGTCTTGAGTATCACTTCCCGGAGACTATGGGCATCTTGTACGGAGTTGGACAAGATAATATAGTATAGATCATTGTGATTTGGGGCTAGGATTCTTCCGGCCCCACTTTGATTAAATTTCAATCAACCTAATGGAGCTTCTAATGAAAGTGCTCATATGTGGAGCAGATGGGTATATTGGGTGGCCGTTGACTCTTCAGAGATTATCTAAAGGAGATAGTTTAGTCACCATAGATGACTTATCACGGAGATCGTTAGCTGAGAGTCTAACTCCCATATCTCCTTATGTTATACGGCAGAGAGAATTGAAAGCTTTAAATGTGCAAGCATTCTCCTGTTCCTTGCTGTCTTCTTCTTTTTCATTGTTACAAGAAGTGTTCGCACTAAATACTTTTGATGCTATAGTGCATCTAGCCGAGCAGCCTTCTGCTCCGTATTCTATGCAAGGGCTTCATCAAGCCACGCTCACACAAAACAGGAATATTGACAGCACATTGATACTGCTGCATTTGATGAAGACGTATTGTCCTGATGCGCATTTAGTCAAAATAGGCACTATGGGAGAGTATGGGACTCCTAACGCTCCTATATCTGAGGGAGACATTTCAGTGGATTTTAAGGAACGTTCTATGACAGCGATGTTTCCTAGAGACCCAGGGTCTTGGTATCATTTATCTAAGGTATTCGGGACTTACAACATCCGATTTGCGTGTAAGGTGTGGGGACTTAGAGCCACAGATATAATGCAAGGAGTTTTGTACGGAGTTAGAACTCCAGAGATCACTCATGAGTCTTTAATAAACAGGTTTGATTACGACCAGTGCTTTGGCACAGTTATTAACAGATTCTGCGTCCAAGCCATCAATGAGTTTCCAATAACTCCTTACGGCTTAGGGGGGCAGAAGAGGGGATTTTTGGAACTGCAAGATGCACTGCAATGCTTGGATATAGTGATGAAGAATCCTCCGGAGGCTGGAGAACACAGGGTGATTAATCAGTTTCATGAGGTGCATTCCATCAATGATCTCGCTCAAATAGTCAAACAGGAAGCTCATTCTTTAGGTATGCACACTACGGTGGAGAATATTCAGAATCCTAGAGTTGAGCAAGAAGATCATGACTATGACCCTGAGCATTCTTGGTTGCTTGATCACGGGTTCAAGGCGAGCTGTTCTTTAGAGAAGGGAGTGCGTAAGTTATTGGAAGATATAACTCCTTATACTTCTCTTACTAACCTCTCCGCCCTCAAGCCTGACATATACTGGAGGTGATTTATGAATCTTAAAGAAGTCCGAGAGAAGTTTATAGACTTGAGCGGCAGGATAGATCTAGTCGTGGACACTGAAGATTATGCAGATGCTGGAGCGGATTATTTTCTTCTAGCCGGGCTAAGAGAGCTAGATCGAGAACGTCTGAGTACTTATCAGTCCGGGGCTAGAAAGTATGTTGCGCTAGAAGCCGGGAACTGGATAGCACAGTTTCAAAAAGCTAGAGCCGTACAGAAAGTCTTTTGTGGAGATGGGGAAGGCTTAGTGCAATTGCAGTATAAGTACTACGATGAGCTCCGGGCAGAGTACGGTAATAGCTTCCCAGCCATGGATTCTGGGGCTCCAAGATACTGGACTCCGGTCAATCTACGGCACAGCCCAGACTGGGAAAGGGTGCCTGCGGATACTATAGACGCCATTAGTGCTTACGTGGACACAGCTTCTGGTGGATATGGTGAGTATGATGGAGTCTTGATTACCCCTCCTCCGGACACAGCCGTGACGCTAGAGATTCATGGGTTGTTCTTCTCGGATTCACTAGATTCAGACACTGATGAGAATTATTGGACTAGGGCTTATCCTGATATTCTAGTCATGGCTGGGATGAGGGAGTTGGAAAGAAGCTACCGTAATATAACTGGAGCTAACGAGTGGACTGCTCATATTCAGCAGAAGCTAACTGGGTTGGATATGGATATAGTGGAAACCCAGATATCATCTACAGATAGAATGAGGGGGTAAGAATGGAGGAGAATCAGGCGGTAAAGAAAGCCGTGAAGACATTGGTATCTAGGATGCATATGGCTACTAAAGAATTAAGGAAGGAAGTGCCTCCTTTAGTATTCAGTAGTCATTCCGAGAAAGGATCAGAGCCTCTAAGATTCGTGTCCCCTGTAGATGGAATCATTCGCCAAGTCTCGTTTCATATAGGAGAATGTCCCCACAAGTCCGTGCTTGCATCTGTTAAAGTCCAGCATCCGAGTTTTGGGGTATCTACTCTAGAAGCCGATGTGCGTCCTGGGTATAGTGCGTGGGAGTTAGACTTGACTGTTCCAGAAGGGGGATTAGTGCATGTCATATTACCTTCGGCTGCTCTTGATGTGTTCACTACTTGCTTAGTGTTTCCAAAGAAGTCCAGCGTCAAAACTATTGGGGAGGTCTAGAATATGCGAGAGAGTGAGTATATAATAGACAATGAAGTGCTAAAATCTGGGCTGAAAGCGCATAGAGTTTCTATTGAAAACTCTCCTGGACTGGAGGAGCTTATGAATCTTAGATGCACTTCCGGGGGACTTTCCCCTGTTCGAAAGCTCCCGATATTTTCTGATCTTGGAGATCACTGGCCTGCGCCTAAGATACTTTCTGGGCCCAGTCATAAGATCTTCGTGGATATAGACAGCTCTGACACTGCTAGATTTTACACAATGCGAGATGATCTATCACTGACGCTCATTCAATCTGTAAGTTCTATAACCCCTCTCATGCAGCATCTTCCTGAGATGGCAGACTTCGAGGAGTTTATAGTAGTTATTGGTGACTTCGGTATCCTCCACGGAACTCCGACTACTGGATACACTTACTCATCTGATGCCTTAGATACTATCCCCTTAGCCCGGACATGCTGTAACTTCAGAGGGCAGCTTATCTTAGGAGATATTACTACAGATTGGTATGGTTGTGGAGAAAGTTTTGTGGTATGGAGTAGGATAGGGGAGGTAGACTGCACCCCCGCTCCTAATAACGAAGCCGGGTTTATGCCTGTTAAAGACGCGGGGAAAGTGCTGAAAGTCCGCCCATCCACTTCCGGGGTGCTGGTGTTTGGAGATGCTGGGGTTCTTCTCCTTCCTCCAGTGTCTTCTCCAGCCCCCACTTTCGGCAAGCGCAAGCTGTCTGATGTTGGGCTGATGACTAGAGAAGCCATAGATGGTAATGAGCTAGAGTACGTGTTCGTGGGAGTGGATAAGAAGATATACAAAGTCAATTCAGAAGGTGTTCAGTCTTTAGGATACTACAGTTACATCAATGAGTTAGAATGCCCTGATATTAAGGTTAGGTTTGATGCGTTAGAGCGAGAATACTACATCTCGGATGGAGACAGATGCTTCTTGCTTACTCAATATGGGCTTAGTGAGCTCGGCCAGATAGTGGGGGAGTTAGTGTCTTTAGGGGGCATTACTTATGGGGTTCTAGACGAGACAGAAGACGCTGATGACTGGTGGATGCTGTCAGGGCCTGTGGACTTCTACCAGCGGGGAATGAAGACCTTGATGATGGCGGAGAGTGATGTGGATGGGGCTTATGTATCTGTGCATGTAAAGAATAAGGGAGGAGAGTACGTTTCTTCCCCTGTTGTTCAGATGAACCCCTGGAATACCACTACCCATATGGTCACGGGGCAAGTGTTTAAAGTGATGATAGAGGGGACTCTTACTCCAGACATCTTGCCTTCTTACATCAAGCTTCGCTGGAAGATGGTGGATTTTAGAAGCATAAGGGGTAGATATGTTCAATAAGTTAACTGTACATCAAATCTCAGATGTCTGGGACTACGTGAAATATGTTGTGGAAGAAGCCCTCCCTCCCACGGCTAGCACTCAGAAGCAAAGAATGGGGAATATTCTCAATGCTCTTATGTCCGGGGCTATGGAATGTTGGGTAGTTTATGATAAGAAGGAAGACGAAAAGATCATAGATTTATACGGGGTGGGACTAACCGTACTCAATACGGATGTGTGTAGTGGGGTTAAGAGTATAACTATCTACGCCGTGGCCACCTTTCGGGAAACTCCATTACAGTACTGGGAGGAAAGCCTCACTGGAATTGTTAATTATGCTAAGAGCAAGGGGTGTGAGAGAGTACTGGGGTTTAGTAATATCGATAAAATCAAGAACCTCTTTGTGCAGGCAGGAGGGAGTGCGGATTATACTTTAATGGTTCTGCCTGTGGATAACTACGATCGTAGGAGGATTTATGATACGTAATAGTCAAGGGCTGCATCCACTTTGGGTTGAGAAGGGAGGCAGTGGAGGAAGTTCTGGGAAGGTGGATTATCCGGATTATATCAAGAACGCACATTCTCAGTTGTTAAGTGGAGATGATGCAGACTCTGGGACATTTAGTATAGGCTCTACGGACGCTATAGATAATTTAGTCACTACCGGAATAGCCGCAAGTCCTTATGACTCTTTTACTACCGTCTCTGTCTTTGATCCTTCGACTGAAGTTAGTGCAATCTCTGGAGTTATAACAAGCTTCAGCACTTATGTAGGTGATATAGACGAGGGAGCTTGGGATACTGATGTCTGGGCTACAGTCTATGGCATGCTCTCTGAGATTTGGTCAGCTAGCGCTTGGGAAAGCTACACTCCAGGGGCTGCTGCTAGTATAGATGGAGCATTCGAGACTTCCACTTTAACTGCTGTAGATGATATAGCGTCTGGGTATACCTTGTCTGTGCCGGAAGCAGCGGCTAATATAGATTCTGGATTTATAGATCCTACATTAGGCGCTTTGAGTGGAATTACAACTGCGGGGGTTTTAACAGATGCTACTGATATAGCAACTTCTGGTATAGATGCATTAGATGCTTCTTTAACTCTCACTGCGGACTCTGATATCTCAGCTGGGTTTATAGATCCTGCGCCTTCTGCTAGTACAGATATAGATACAGCGTGGGACGCTCCGGCGTTATCTGCAGACACGGATATAGCCGCAGGCTGGGATGACCCTACTCCTGACGCAGATTCTGACATATCCAGCATGGACGTAGACGGCGATGTGGATAATGCTGTAAGTGCGTTTGCAGGTGTACTAGATGCTCAATTAGACGCTGATGTGTATCCTAGATTTGAAGCTGGTATGAGAGACATCAATGCTGTAGTATCCTCTGCATTTGCAATAGGTAGAGCTAATATCGAAGAGGGCAGGAATAAACAAGTAGCGGACTATGATGGGAAGTTAAGGTACCAAGCCACCTTTAATCAGCATAATAAGGAGATGGATGCTCATATCCAGGCAGATAGAATCCATGCTCAAAACACTGACTCTTACAACTTGTCCAGGGCTGATGCGTACAAGCAGCAAGACGCCCTGACTGCAAATGACAGGAATTCTTATAATATTGCTATCTCTGATGCTCTTAAGCATGAGGACGTGATTGCGTCTGAGTCTGTGAGACAAGAAAACGATCTTATCAGTAAGGCTTACTTACAAGAGGATGAGTTGAATGCTAGGGCAGAGACGGCCAAGCTGCAATTGCTAGGACAAGGATGGTTGCAGTACGATGCGCATACTCAGGCTATAGCCGTGCAGAAGAATGATATCTTGGCCAAGATCTACAGCCAGATTGATGAGATCAATGCCCGAGCAGCCACTCAAGAGAATGATCTTCTTGCCAGAGCTTGGATGGCTATAGATGATATTAATGCCAGGCTCACTGTCAGTTATAATGATGTGATTACTAGAGGCATTTTGTTTGAGAATGACGTGTTGAGCAAGGAGACACTGCAGAAGAATGAAAAAATAGCCCAAGCTTATATTCAAGAGGATCAATTAAGTACTTCCATGGTCAACACCAAGAATGCCCAAAGAGCTCAAGAAGCTTCTGGGCGAGCTCAGGTTCTTATGGAAGGGTGCCAGCAAGTAGTAAGCATTCTTCAACTAGAAGCCGAGATGCAAAAGGCTCTGACGCATTATACTATCGAAGCTAATCGAGTGAACATTGTGGCTCAGAGTGAGGAGGCTCAGGCAACATCAGACTTTACTGTCAAGGACGCGCTTTGGGCGTTCTCGCTGCACGAACGAGCAGGTAACGTGCTGGCTAGTATAGCCGGGGCTAACACTGTACGAGAGGGGGAGCACATAAGTAAAGCTCAATCCGCAATAGGCGGGGCTGTCTCTGGGGCTGCGGCTGGGGCTATGATCGGAAGCGCTCCAGGAGCTGTTGTCGGAGGCATTCTAGGCCTCGCTGCTGGATTGATGGGATAGGTTGAGTAAAATTTAATCAAACTAAGGAGAAGTTCTTATGAATTATACAGGACTAAGTGACGCACTTAAAGGGATAGGCACGGCGATAGAGAAGAATCCAGAAGGGTTCTCTCATGTGTTAGGGGCTTTTGGCCAGGCTATCTCTCCCGAGGGCAGTTGGCAGGCTAACTTAGGAGGAGCTACTGCAGCAATGTCTGCGGAAGAATCTAACAGGCAGTTCCTCCAGCAGCTCTTTGGGGGACAAGATCTGGACGAAGAACAAATATCTGCACTTGCCCAGCAGATTAGTGCTCCCCAGTCCCTAGGAATTGGAGGTAGATAATGGCTGATCCTATCAGTATCTCCAAAATCTTAGGAGAGTTCGGAAAGGCTTTAAGCCCTCAAGGATCTCCAGCTGGGGCACTGGGAGGAGGGGTTAGTTCCCTAGCCTCCAACGAAGCCGAGAGAAGATTTCTCTCCAGTGCTATGGGCGGGGGAGGGATAGAGCTCGCTGGCAAGTATGGATTATCTCCAGACTTTGTGTTAAAAGCTTTGAATGCTAGGTCTGCGCTAGAGCAGGCAGAGGCTCAGAAACGCTCAAGAGCCATAGCTGACCAAGCAGCTAAAGTTGGAGTGGCTAAGGGAGTTCTGGATGTGGAGACTTCTAAGGAGGCTCTACGTAGCCGAGTGCCTGTAGAGATTGGGGGAAAGACGGTTCAGCTTGATCCCACTGAGGCGGCCCGGGTGAATCTTGAGCGTAAGAAGTTTGCAAGGCAGCTGGAAGAGGATAAGAGAGTGGCTACGTCTAGAAGCATTCAGGATAAACTGGGCAAGCTAGGGATCAAAGAGAAAGAAGAATCCTTAAAGAACAGAATCACAGTTCCGTTTGATGGACAGGAAGTGTCTATGGACCCGACTAAGGCTGCTACTGTTCTAGCTCAGAGAGAAGCACTGAAATATCAAGTCCAGAAGGACTTTCCGACATTTCAAGATTGGCAGGATCTTTCAGAAGAGGAGAAGGATAGCTATAGGGATTTTGTCCGTTCTCAATCCAAGAAAGTAGGGGTAGATCCTAATGCGATATTGGCTAAGTACTTCTTTGAAAGTCAAGCAAAAGCCCAAGTAGACATCGGAACGGTCTCGGACTTATCTGAACGCGCCAAGACTTTTGATGATACGGAAGTTAATAGATTTATGACGGAGAATGATCTAGCCTCTTCTGCCGAAGCCCGGAGAGTTCTTGCTTTACAAAGTGCAGCTACAGAGCTCAAGCAAAGGGTGCCAGAATACCAAAGCACGGATATTAGAAGAAATCCAAATGATCCTAATGAATATGCTATAGTGGGGACAACTAAGGATGGACAAACAAACGTTGTTAAAGTCATCGACATCAGAAACTTCGGTACCTATTAATGAGTGGGAAGTAGTATCTCCTGGAGAGTTCCCTACTTCCGCTACTCACGCAGACACTCCTGCTAATTTTGAGGACTGGGTTAAGGCTTATCCTGGAGAGATAGGAAGATCCTTTACTCCAGTGCTTGAGCAAAAAGAAGGTCCCGCGACAAAGCCGGATGCTACTGATAGCTGGATAAAAGCCGCGGCTAGAACTGTGGTGAAGATTCCTAGTCTCATTAAGTCCGGAGTGCTTATGGGAGTTAAAGGGATGGCTAGTGGTATGGAATCCCGAGCTACCGCCTCCGCTGAGATGTATGAGGATGTAGCTGCTACAGCTGGAGATAAGGACTATGTCCCTCCTCTTCAGAGGGAGCTATCTAAACTTCCTGGATTTGAGATGACAGAGGAAGAACTTAAGGAACAGGGAGCCCTCTATCGCTCGCTAGCTGAGAAGAACTACGAGAAGAACATTGAGCGAGCAGAACAGTATCGTACCAAGGCGGCTCAGATAGAGAAATTCAAAGAACGATTGCCAGAAAGCCAAGTCCAGGCTGAGAATTTATTCGAGGAAGTGGTTCAAGGCATGAGTGTTTATGCTCCTGGAGCTCTAGCCCATGTAACTGCAGGTCCTTTGTTAGGGTTTGCATCTCTCTCTATGACTTCTCAAGGCATGATGTACGATGAGATGAGAGCTGCTGGTGTTCCTAACGATGAGGCCTTCGATATCTCCATGATGGCAGGGCACTTAGTTGGGGCTATAGAACTTTCTGGAATAGGATTTACACTAGGGCAAGCAGGCAAGATTGCAGCTAGAACTGCTATGAAGACTGGCGTCAGTAAGACTTTGGCAGATACTGTGGCTAGGGGGATGGCTGTAGTAGGCGCGGGGGCTTTGGAAGAATACGTCCAGAGCTATCCCGAGGCTTACGTTAAGGTTGCTGCGGACAACCCAGGGGCTTCTGCAGAGGAGCTTGGGGAGAAGTTCTCAGAGTTTATTAAGACTCCAGAAGCTAGAGCTATGAGGAAGAGAAGCTTGCAAGCCGGAGCTTTAGGCGGAGCCTTGTTTGCAGGGCCTCCAGTAGCTTATCGAGGAGTGAAGGAAGGGACTGCGGTCGTTAAGCAAAGGTCTAGATCTCGAGCTCTCGCGAAAGAAGGAAAGGATGCGAGGAGAAGGCTAATAGATGCGTACTATCGTGGGGAATCTCTTGGAGAGGGAGGACTTGCGAAAGAGCACCCACTAGCCCAATACAATATGGATCTTTATAACAAGCTATACCAGCCTAAGGGATCTATATTTGAGCAGATGCAAGTGGCAGAGAATAAAAGAAGGGCCAAGGAAGGGGCGGTACTTAAGCGGGCTAAGGATATTCTGGAGAAGCGGGGAGAGAAAGTAAACATTGATGTTGGAGAAGCTGTTGAAAGGCCCGCACCTATACCTAAGCCAGGGAAGAAAGAGAGGGTCCAAGAAGAGCAAGATCTATCCACGGAGACTGTTCGACGAAAGGATGGAGAGGCTTTTAAATCCAAGCCCGGGGCCATGGCGGTTAGAAGGAGGCTTGAGCTAGAAGAATCCCATGAGGTAGTTGGGAACAAAGAAGAAGGATTTGAGCTAAGGCCTAGAACTCCACCTAAGGCTGCTGAACCAGAGATTCCAGATGTTATAGTCCGGAGAGACGGATGGAAGTTTAAGACTAAGTCCGGGGCTATGGCAGTAAGGCGCCGGATGGGTCTTGAGGATGCTTATGACGTAGTTGGGGATAAAGAGAGTGGGTTTGAGCTTAGGGTGATT